AGACCTTACATGACGCAAGAAGGTTTCATGTCTGCTGCCAAAGAATGTTTTAAGAAAGCCTACAAGACTAGAGTTATAAAGTGTGGTAGCTGTTATGGTAAAGGTACTTACTACAAGAAAAAGAAAGATGGCAGTAACTTTAAGAAACCTAGTAAGTGTGAATACTGTGAAGGACTAGGCGTACTATATTTAGAAGTAGATGAAGTAGCTGGCCTTGGTATCAAACCTAGATCAGAACTAGCATCTGCTGGTGGGTTTAAGACTGATAAGATAACACTCACAGAACATCTTAGAACTACCACAGACCCTGATGTAAAGAAGTTTCTTGAATCACTAATTAGATTATCAGCAATAGATACATATCGTGCATCCTTCATTGAAGGGATTAAGAAAGGGATAAAAAGTGACGGCTTACTTCATGCTAATTTTAATCAATGTATTACTTCTACTGGTCGTTTAAGTAGTTCTAATCCCAATCTACAGAATATGCCTAAAGGTAGATTGTTTCCAGTACGCAAGGCATTTGTAAGTAGATTTAAAGGAGGTACACTTGTCGAAATTGATTACTCTCAACTTGAGTTTAGAATTGCAGGAATACTCGCAACTGATGAAACAGTTAAACGAGAAGTCGAATCTGGCTTTGACGTTCACGCCTACACTGCCAAAGTCCTTACCGACAATGGAGAAGTTACTGACAGAGGAGCAGCAAAAGCTTCCACCTTCCGTCCATTGTACGGTGGAACTCAAGGAACTCCTGCTCAACAAATTTACTTCAAAGAGTTCTTTGGGAAGTATCAAGGGATCTTTAAGTGGCATGACAAACTCCAGAACGAAGCCATAGCAACCAAATTAGTTACCACTGCTACAGGTAGACAGTTTAGTTTCCCTGACTGTGAAAGAAATAGGTCAGGCAATGCTAACTTCAAAACACAGATAGTAAACTACCCTGTTCAGTCTGTAGCTACAGCAGAGATTGTACCATTAGGTGTGATATTATTGTTCAACAAACTGAAAGAGAAAGGATTACAAAGTGTAGTAATAAATACAGTACATGATAGCGTCTTGATTGATACCCATCCAGATGAGATAGATATAGTTAAGGAGATAGGACCACAATGTTTGTTAGATGCACAAGAGGAAGCAAAGAAGAGATTCGGCCTACCTGATTACATACCTCTTGAGGTTGAAATGTCTCATGGAAAAAATTGGATGGATCAGAGAGACTATAATGGCTAATAAAGATATTAGACTTAGAAGACTAGCAAATAGAAAATTTTTTAAAAATATTAGATCAATGAATCCTGCACTAATAAAACATTCTTCATGGTTAGATGAGAGTGTTACAAAATATTTTTTATCTCATAAATTAGGAATGTTAAGAAAAAGACTCAGATCAAAAAATCTGTGTATTAAAACACACTGTACTTTAACTCGACAAGAATTATTAAAAGCCATACCAAAAGATTTATGTTGTCCAGTTTTTCATAAACCTTTTGTTTTTAAAGAAAGGAGTAAGTGGAATATGTCAATAGACAGAATAAATAATTCAAAAGGTTAGCATAAAGATAATATAGTTGTTGTATCAGATCTTGTTAATACTATAAAATCATCTGCAACTATAAATGAAATGTACATGGTAGCAAATTTTTATTATGAATTGGAGAAAAATAACCTTGACAAGTAGACCACTTTATGTTATAAGCATTTTTCATTTAATGATTGGAGTTTTACATGAATGGATTAATTAAGATTGACGAGAATACTACTGACTTTTCCATGTTATACACTACACCAATGGATAGTGGACCTAACTTAGCAAGGGCCAGGATTAACAAAGACAATACAGCAGAACACAATGGAGAGATGGTAGAAGGTATTCCTGCACCATCAATAGCATTGAATCATCCTGATTATGGTGATGTTTTTGCTAAAGATACATACTTTAGGATCTTTGCAGAGACTATGCAGACTTCTGTATATGATCCAGACTCTCAGAAGTTCTCCAACATATCTCAACACTTTATGAGCTTTAAAAATAAAGCGTTAGATTGGTTTGGTGGAGATAAGTGTGGCTGGGTAAGTAATGCTGAAAGAGAGAAGCTACGTGCTTCCGATCCTATTGCCTATGCTACTGCATCTAAAGCTAAGTTAAGTAGAAACCTGTTTGGTTTGATACGTATGGATAAGCCTGTTGCTGCCTCTGGTGAGAAGGTAGAGATTGACGAGGTTCCATTTAGGATCAAGTTAGGCCCATCTAACTTCTTTGAGATTGGTAAGTTACTGCCATCGATTAAGAAGCAGTATCAGATGGAGCCTTTCAATTGTGACATAAAGATAGGTTATGAACTAAAGAAAGCTGGTTCTAATAAGTACTTTGTGTTGAAGTATACACCTATGGTTAATGAGCGTAGAGCATTGACTGAAGTCACAAGAGGATATCTACAAGACTTTGCTGATCTTATCACTATGGAGAACGAACAAGTAGCTGATAAGATGAGAGAGAATATGGTTCCTAGTCAGGTAAAAACTGATTTGGATGTAGGTGCAACCATTGACGATGAGATCCCATTCTAGGATGGATCTACAAACAACTATTGATTCTTACCTAGCTGGTGATCCTAAAATTCCAGATGACATAGTTTTTAGAGCTAGTCAGATGTTTAATAGTAAGCTAGGTAAGTTCAACTTCAGGAGAAAGGGAGGAGCTAAACTTCCCTCTATGTCTCAGGTAGGTAAACCATTCTGTCAATTACATGCTGAGAAGCTTGGTTGGCCTAAAGCACCTGAGTCAAATTCATTTCGTATAAAGATGTTATATGGCGATATGACTGAAGTTATTGCTGTTGCTATCCTACTGGCAGCAGGAGTAGAAATAGTAGACTTAAATAAAAGAGTAGGATATAAGACTCCTGATGGAGATTACATTAATGGAGAGTTAGACTTAGTTATCAGAGATGGTAACGGTTTCTCTTTGTGGGATATTAAAAGTGCATCGAGGTTTGCCTTTGAAAAGAAGTTCGCTTCTTATGAGGCATTGAAACAAAATGATGACTTTGGTTACTGCTCACAGTTGTTTGGTTATACTAAAGCTGAACGAGAAGAGACTCCAGAGATAAAGGCAGGTGGTTGGATAGCAATCAACAAAGAAACAGGTGACATGAAGATAGTTCAAGCTGATCCTGATGATGAAGAAAGCTATACCAATAAGATAGAAGACACGATAACTCGTTATAAAGAAGCTACGGAAGACAACTTTGTACGTGGATTTACTGATGAGGAAGAGTTCTTTTATCGTAAACCTACAGGTAATAGAAAGTTAGGTATGACTTGTTCCTACTGTAGCTTTCGATATACTTGTTGGCCTGATCTAAAGTATGAACGCAACCCTAAATCAAAGTCAGCAAATGCCTACCACCACTACACGGTCTTCAAGTAGAATAAGTGTAGCGTCTGCTAAAGCTAAAGGACGCAAGCTCCAACAGTGGGTACGTAATTACCTTCAACAACATCTTAAAGGTGTTGAGGATGATGATATTACGTCAACTCCTGGTGGAGTTAATGGACCTGATATAGGTCTTAGTCCTTTGGCACGTAGGCTATTTCCTTGGACAGTTGAATGCAAAGCAAGATCATCATTTGCTGTATATGCTGCCTTGGAACAAGCAGAGACTAATATGATGAAAGCTACAAAGCCTGTAGCAATATTAAAAGGTGATCGCAAACGCCCATTGGCATTAATGTATGCTGATGATTTTATGGAGTTAACTGTATGTCCGACAAAGAAGAAGAAATAGTACATGAAGTAATGCTACCTGATAATACCTATAGTGTATTCTGTACTTACGATCCAGAAAGAAACGAACTTCAAATATATGATGGGTCATTTAATTGTTCAGGTATGATGGAAGAGATAGGTATTACGATGAGAACAATGCTTGAAAATGTAGTTATTGAAGCACAGACTAGGTTAAAAGATGTAAACGTACAACCATTACAAAAGATAGAAAAAATAAATGGTAATGTTGTTTATGCTAACTTTAATAAAAAGGTACACTGATGATTCCAAGAGAAGTTATATTAAAAAAAGCAAGTGAACTTATTACAGGAGATAGGGATAAGGAGTACGGAGATGCATTTACTAACTTCAATGATATAGCACAAGGATGGAGTCTCATATTAAAAAAGCACGTAACCAGAGAAGATGTAGCACTGTGTATGGCATGGGTTAAGATGGCAAGATTAGCTAAGAACCCTACTCATCAAGATAGTTGGGTTGATATAGCAGGTTATGCAGGTTTAGGAGGAGAGATAGGATCGATGGATGCTGTAACTAAATTAGAAACTGCCAGACAACAAGATGTTTTAGCTAAAGTTGAAGCTGAAGTAGATTGGCAATTGTGAGATAATATGGTAGTATCTATTTATATAAATGCCCAGATAGATAGTGATGCCTGTTGGGTTCCTGTTGATGGTAAGGCAGGATTAGAAGAAGACATGAAAGAGTTAATATCATCTGCTGTTTCAGATGCTCTGGAAGGTATAGTCATAGATAATATAAAGGTAGTGGTAAACGATGACATTTAAATCAAACATGAATCCAATGTTCAGATCCAAATTCTCTGAAGATATATTTAATTTAAAGTATGCACACACTGGCTGCGATACATGGGAGCAGTTATCAAGAGTACTTGTAGAAGATGTATGTGGTAACTTACGTGCAGGTGAAGAAGCTTTGATGCGTAAGGAAGAACGTAAAGAACTACAGAAGTATATAACAGATCTCAAGTTTGTTCCTGGTGGTAGATATATTTATTATGCAGGAAGAGATAGAAGATTTTACAATAACTGTTTCCTATTATCTGCTGAAGAAGATACAAGAGAAGATTGGGCAAATCTAAGTTGGAAAGCAGAATCATGTTTGATGACTGGTGGAGGTATTGGAGTAGATTATTCTATCTATCGTGAATCAGGAAGATCTTTAGGTGGTTCAGGTGGATTAGCATCTGGCCCGATACCCAAGATGCAGATGATTAACTCTATAGGTGCTAATGTAATGCAGGGAGGATCTCGTAGATCTGCCATGTACGCTTCCTTAAACTGGAAGCATAATGATATACCTTACTTTTTAATAGCAAAAAACTGGAATGATATGCCTGTTGGTACTACAGGTTTTACATTTAAAGATATTAAAGAACAAGACTTTA